GTTTGCAGGAGATCGCGGGGTTATTCTTGAAATTGCAGCACCCAAGGGCACAAAGGGATTTTATGCAGAAACGTACTGGGATTCTAAAAAAGCAATGGCGGCAAGACGACGGGGGGAGATTGGGGAAACAGAATGGCTCATGCCGAGGAACACCAAGATAGAGATAACCGGAATAAGAACAGAAACGATGCAGCGAGGTCAAACAAGTGTAGAGCGCATTATTTATGAAGCAATTGTGAAAGCGGAGTGAGAGCATGAAAAATACATTGATGTTTAATGACAAATGGGAAGAGTATATGAATTCTCGCCCGGAGGATGAAGATATACCAGAACCCAAAGATAAAAAAACGGTAACAAAGTGCCGGTTCGAAATAAAGAAATTCAACAATGATCAAATGCTTGCTTTTGGTTGGGCGAATGTAGCAGTCAGAGCAAGCGGGGAGCAGATAGAGGACTGGCAAGAAGATATTGTGGACCCAGAGGAACTGGAGAAGGCAGCCTATCAATTCGTAGAGCTGTACAGAGAAGGCGGAGAGATGCATGAGCGTGGAGGCGCAGCTGTCCTGATTGAAAGCTGTGTGTTTACGAAAGAGAAAATGGCGGCCATGAAAATACCAGAGGGAACACTACCTGAAGGCTGGTGGATTGGCTTTAAGGTTTTGGACCCGGATGTCTGGGAAAAGGTCAAGGATGGCACATACTCGATGTTTTCAATAGAGGGTGAGGCTGTCAGGGAAAAGGTAGAGAAGCGCAATATTTTTGAGTCGGTGTTCACATCATTTTGTGGTCCGAAGCCTGGCACCAGCGCCGGTGCATTGCTTTTCTCTGAAATATTACAGGGATATAGCTATTCCCAACAGCCATTAGAGAAAAACAAGGACGATACAGAAGACATGACAGTACAGAAGAAGACGGCCGTGTTTGATTTTGACGGGGTTATTCATAGTTATACAAGCGGGTGGCAGGGAGCGGACGTAATACCGGACCCACCAGTAGACGGTATAGCTGAAGTAATACAACAACTGCGGGATGAAGGATACCGGGTGGTTGTAGTGTCTGCCAGAGCATCGGAAGATGGAGGGAAGGAAGCAATCCTTAATTGGCTCGACGAGAACGGCATAGAAGTAGACGAAGTTACATCAGAAAAGCCTCCAGCAGTCGCATATGTGGATGATTTGGCAATAGAATTTGATGGTGATGTTGAGGATTTGATAGACAGAATAAAAGGCAAGAAGAGCTGGACGGAACAGATAGGTAAGTCTCTCTTTTACGATATCCTACGCAAATACAACCCGTATCATGATAGACTCGGTAGGTTTAGTACGGCGAATGGAGCTGCAAGTTTCTCAATCCCGAAGGACCCGAAACTACGCGACAAAATTATTGGACGAGAACGAGAAAAGGCAAGGATTGATACTTTGAATAAAATTGAATCCCAGATCAAGCAGCAATCTTATGAAAGCTTATACATAGTTGATAAAAACGGCGAAATAATTACTCAAAAAGATGGCACCAAAACGAGGTAAGCTTTACAACAAAAGAGGCTCTCAAGTGGAAAGGCAGCACCCTAACTCATAATCACCCAGGAGGAACGGTATTCTCTGAGGCTGATATAATGACATGCATAAATTATGAACTTCAGGAAATACGAGCAGTTGGTTCAACAGGAATTACTTATACTTTTAAGAGAACAAATCATGCAAAAGATAAAAATAGTCGAGAAGTAGCACAATTTTTTATAGACATGGAAACTGAATCAAAAAGTGCATGGGTTAAAGCACGCGAAAAGGTTGATAAATATTATAAAATGGATTATTATAATAACAAAGTAGATCTTGAATTTATGAACAGAGCCATGAGCGAATATTATTCTGACATTATGCGCGAATGGTTCAAAAAGAATGCCCCAAAGATTGGGTGCGAATACAAGGACGAGGGAATGAGCAGGCTTAATCTCATAAAGTAATTTGAAAGGTGAGTGAGCTGGATGAAGGATGAAATAATTTATTTGGACAGAGATATGAATCAGATGGCCGAGAAGGAATTTGAAGCGGCTAAAAAAGATTGGGAGAAAGGCAAACAGGAATACGAGAAACAGAAAAGAGATAATGACAAAAAGCAATTTTAAAGCATCATAGAACTTGAAGAACTCGAGAAAAAATAGGGTGGCGGAATAGGTAAACGCTGGAGTTTGTACACCAGAGTAGTCCCTCGCATGAAAAAAGGAACTGAACTACTCATGTAAGGTGCAAATCCTTACCCCGATAATTTAAAAAAAGCACTGCTAGAACGGGCAGTGTTTTTTATTTTGCTTGAAAGGAGGTGAGACGGTGGCAACCAAGCTGAGAAACCTTAAAGTAACTAAGGTTGATTTTGTGGACCAGGGAGCTAATCCTGACGCACATATCCTGCTATTTAAAAGAAAAGAGCCGATGGAAAAGGGTGAACTTGAAACGGCCACGAAAGGGGCGGGAGAAAAAGGTATGAATTTGTTTGAGAAAATCGGAAAGGCAATTGCTGATGCTATTGGAATCAAATCGCCGGAGGATATTGGGAAAGCGGCTTCCACGTTTGAAGACGAAAAGCGTAAGGCACGTGTAAGGCGTTTGTTTGATCAAAACTGGTGGGATTACATATCTGCACTCAGAGAATCACTGGAGAAAATCCTCACCGATGAAAACCTGAGCGATTCTGAGAAGGAGCAAATGATAGCCGAAAGTTTGGAAGAGTTTTCTAAAACTGTCCAGGGTACTCTTACAAATCCGGCTATGCAGACAGCGCTTGAATCGGCAATAGAAAAGGTTGGACGCAAGATATCATCGGAGCGTCTGGAGCGCATGAAAAACATGCGTGACATTTTAGACAACCTCATTCAAGAAGCAGAGACTAACATGAATACCGATGATGACATGGATAATGACGACGAGGGAGACCTGACAAAAGGCTGTGTAAAACAGCCTAAAACCAAAACCGAGAAAGGAGAAGATGTGGAAATGAAAATTGACAAGAGTAAAATGACGCCTGCTGAAAGAGCTTTCTACGAGGAAATTGAAAAGAGGTATGGCGTAACTGAAGGAGGAAATAATGGAGGCCAGACTTCAACAGGAACCGATCCTGTCGGCAAGAGTAATATCCAAGGGAATGATGGAGCGGCACCTGCAGCAGGATCTGGAACAAATTCACCTACTGACGGCGGTACCGGAACCGGCGGAGATGTATATAAGGGACTACACCCGGATGTAGCAGCAGAGCTTCAGGAACTCCGCAAATTCAGGGAGAATGCCGAGCTTGAAAAGATGCAGGGGATAGCCAAGAAGTATGAAATCCTTGGCAAAAAGCCGGATGAGCTTGCAAAGAAGCTCATAGACCTGAAAAAAGCCGGGGGCACTGCTTATGACGACTATATCAGCGTGCTTGACGAGCAGGTGCAACTGTTAGAAAAATCCGGCATGTTTTCAGAGATAGGCAAGCGCGGCAACGGGGAAAATGATGCCTGGGCAACCATTGAGAAAAAAGCAGATGAACTTCTGAAAAATAACCCCAACATGACCCGTGCGCAGGCAATCGATAAAGCATGCGAACTTAACCCTGAACTTGTTGAGGCATACGAAAAATCCAGAAAATAAGAAAGGAGAGAGCTGAACGATGTACATCAATTCAGGAATCAATTCCAGCCCGACAATAGCTGAAAAGGCTGGAGCTGCACTCAACAATGCGGCATGTTTGGCCGCAAAATATGATGGCAATGGAAATGTTGTTTTAGCCGGTGCCGGTAATCATGCTGCAGGCATATTGATACCGGAAACACCAGATGCAGTGGCACTGGAAGATACGTTGACTTTGCAGGTAAAAGACATCGGATATTGGAAAGCCGGTGCTGCATTTACAAAAGGCACAGAGCTTACACCTGATGCAAACGGCAAAGCAGTTGCTGCTGTCGCAGGAAACTTTATCCTCGCTGTGGCACTCGAAGAGGCTACAGCTGCTGATCAGATTGTTAAAGTTCAGATTATAAAAGCGGGATATAAACCGGCTTAATTAAACCACTAGGAAGGGAGAGAACTTGAATGTTTGAAAGAAATACAGTAGCAGGCATCCAGGCCCAGCTTGCAAAGGGGTGGAAGCCTAATCAGTACCTCAGCAATATGAGCATGGCATATTTCCAGCAGGACAGTGACTATGTCGCACCGGCAATATTCCCGATTTGTCCTGTTGACCTTGCAACATCATATTACTACGTGTTCAGCAAGGCTGACCTTGCCAGAGACAATGTAGCGAGAAAACCTAAATACGGAAAAGTTACACCGGCGATAATGGGCCAGACCGACAATACCTATAAGTGCGAAGTAGACCAGGTAATTGTCGGAATCGATCAGATAGAGCAGCTGAACTACCAGAGAAGCAGAGCAGTTGGAGTGGCAGATCCAAGAAGAGCAAAAGTCAGATTTGCTACCGAGCAGATGAAGCTTCATATGGATGTTCTGTTTGCACGAGGATTTTTCAAGACTGGTGTCTGGACACAGCAGCGGCAGGGTGTAGTAAGCAATCCCGGCAGCAATCAATTTATTAAATTCAGCGACATAAACAGCGACCCTATTCAGTTTTTTGACGACCTCTGCACTGAGATAAAGAGAAACGGAAGAAGAAGGCCCAATAGGCTGGCACTTGGTGCAAACACATGGAAAGCACTTAAAAACCATCCTGACATTGTGGAGAGAGTTAAATACACTGGCACCACTGCAAACCCCGCAGTAGTAACCACACAAGCTCTGGCAGCAATCCTGCAGCTTGAAAAAGTTGTAGTGCTTGAAAGCACTTATAACGCTGGCAAGCTCGGAGAGGAAGACATGCAGTTTATATGCGACCCTAACGCGGCGCTTCTCTGTTATGCAACCAATACTCCGGCAATTGATGAACCTTCAGCTGGTTACATCTTTGCATGGGATATGCTCGGCAATGGTCAGTACATCGCTATGGACCAGTGGGAAGGCGAACCCGGTACCCATTCCGAATTTGTAGAAGGTTTGTGCGCATACGACATGAAGAAAACTGCTGACGACCTGGCCGTATTCCTCTATGACTGCGTATAAACGTAGACGGGAGGGATGACGCTTGAAGGGTTATGTAGCAAAAAAGAGATGCACAATCGGTGGGGTTGTCTACAATGTAGGCGACCCCATACCATTTGACGTAGTAATGCCTAGCAGGGTAGGGAGTCTTAAAGCAGCCAATATTATAGCCGAGGTTAACATCCCGGAAACTGGTGACGTGGAGACATCAAACTATATTGCACAGATCCAAGATAATAAATCAAGTAATATAACCATTCCAATAATCAAAGATGGAGAGACGATGCAAATTACTCTTTCGCCAGAGGAGATAGCGGAAGGTGTACGTATCCTGCAGGTAAGTGTAGAAGAATTGGAGAAGGCTGTAAAAGACATCGATAATATGGACCTGCTTATATTTGTCGACAGGTTAGAGACCAGAAAAACAGCAAAACAAGCAATAAAAGAAAGGGCTGAAAGACTTATGGCTCCCGAAGAGCAAAATGACGGCAGCCAGCAAAGTGAAGGAATCGATGAAGCAGGAAAAGGTGATGCCTGATGCCACAGTTAACATACACATATGACCCTGGGCAGATAAGCACTAGCAAAAAAGACAGGATGAGGTTTGAACTTGGCGATACTGCAGTAGAAGGTGGAGCGGAAACATGTGCATTGTCCGATGAGGAAATTAATGCCGTGCTTTCGCTCTACCCTAACCGATGGAAAATGGTAAAATTCAAATTGATTGAGTCGGTTTACATGCGTTTTGCATCGGAGATTGATACTCGGGTAGGTCCACTTTCCTTGAATTTGCAGGATAGAGCTGATCATTGGAAAAAGCTATATGACAATATGAAAAAAGAGGTTTCCGGTCTTGCAGCACCATCAGTCAATCCTTCTGCACTTGGAGAAGGCGCGGTAGATGGAGGACATTATTTCTATTCAGGCATGATGTCAAATCCAAGAACCGGCCTGCCGGAATAAAGGAGGCATAATTGGGTGTATTTCAAAACAGCGCAGATATGGAAAACATTTAAGATAGAACGCAAGATTGGATCCGATATTAACTCCAGAGGACGCCAAGTGCGGAAATATGATAACCAGGAGCAGATAACACTGCGCGGAGCGTTGGCCGAAGCAAGCGAAATTGATATCGAAAGGTATAAGCAACTGCAGCATAAGGTGACACACACCATTGTTCAAAAAGGGAAGCCTATAGCAGACAGAGAAGATGTCTTGATATTGGAACTACCAGAAGGGAAAGTCCAGAAGTTTTATGTGCATGATGTGGAAAATCCGGGCAATCTTCAAAGCGGCATAGGCTCTTTCACTTTATACCAGGTTGAGGAAAGAAGGGATACCTGATGCCAAAACAACAAAAGAAGGTGAGTTATGAAATTGTAATCAAATGCGAGAAGCTTCTTGATACAGTGGAACATGAAGCGGTATCCCGCTCTTTCCAAGCAAGTAATGAATTAAGAAATGCAGCGCAACTTGTGCTCCGAGGACAACGTACTGGCAGAAGATATAGAATGCCTTATACAGGAACTGGGCAGAAAGTCACTAAAACCGGAAAAATACGAAAAAGAAAACCCCGGTATTACACAGCTTCCGCGCCAGGTGAACCGCCTGCAAATAGAACTGGGGCATTCAGAGAGAGCTGGCAACCAGCACCACGAGCAATCAAAAAGGGGGAGCGGTTTGTTGCATATGCGGCAATAGGGTCAGATATAAAAGTCAAAAAAGGGCAAGGGCGCTTTCTTGGTGACCTTTTGGAGTATGGGTCAGAGGACGGAAGAATAAAGCCAAGACCATACAAGCAGAAGATAATAGAAAGGGCGCGACCGGCAATAAAGAGGATATATCAAGCACCTTACGTTACATAAAGTTTGATGGAGGGAGCAATAATGCCAAACTTTGAAGAATTGATTTATCAGCGCTTAACCCAGGACCAGCAACTAACAAGCTTGCTGGCAAAATTCAAAACACTTCCGGCAGTATTTGAAATGCAGGCGCCATCAGATGCAGACAAAGGGTGGAGCGGCAAACAATACCCACGTGTGAATTATTCTGTGGATAAACAGGAAAACCCAGAACGTAAGGTGAGCGGTACGGTAGTGCTTGATGTTTTAACAACAACAGACCAGGAAGCAGGCCCGGAGGTAGTGGAAGCAAGGATAAAAGACTTACTGTCAAATAACTTTTTTGAACCCGACAGTGAGCCGGTTATCGCATTGGTTTGGAATCAGACGAATGCATTTCAAGAGGACGGCGGCAATGATGAGCTTGTAATAGGGGCAACAATTACGTTTGATATGCTGGCGTTCCCAGTACAGACTACAGCAGAACCAGATCCAATAAGCGCCTTTATAAACTGGACGACGAGCAAGTATCCAGGAGTGCACCTTTTTAATACTGTTCCCCAGCCACCTTACATTTGGACGCCATCTGCATCACAGCCTGCTATTTATTGGAGATTGGCGGGCACAAAAATGGAGATACAGACAAATGCTGTGATATGGATGAATGCAACTATAGCATGTCATGTATTCGCTCCAGCTCCAAGCGACAGGCTGCCATGGATTAAAAATATTACCGAAAGCCTGGCGATGGAAGAGAGGGTGTATCTTGGAGACATGTCGCCAATGTTTATCCGCAACATTTCTGCTGATAGCAATCGGGACCCTTTGAGAGAGGGGCAAATCACAATTACTACAAGGTACGGCATATTAAGATCAAAACCATCAGCTGAACCGCTGAATAATGTCAATTATAATGGAGCAATGCCATAATGGGAGGTGTTAAAAGTGAAGAAACAAACAAATATTGATGAAACATTAGTAACATCAGAAGAGGCATCTGCACCAGTGGAGGCAATCTATAGCAAAGAGGAATTAATGGCAGCAGCAGAATCAGTGTTTGGCGTAAAACCTGAATGTGTAGCTGCAGCAATGAGAATAGCCGGAAAAACCGAAATGACAAAATCGGAAGCAGAGGCAGCTATCAAGAAATTTATGAGCAAGGAGGTTAAATAACCATGGGTGCATTTTTCACTGTGGGAGAACAAAAAATCAGACCGGGCACATACATAAGATACGAAAACACCGGTACACCGGCGGAAGTGGCAATAACCAATGGTGTATGTGCCGCAGTTTTTAAGGCAAACTGGGGACCACTTGGAGTAGCGATTGACATCGAGAACCTGACTGATGTCGAAACTTACTTTGGTTCAGCGCTTACGGTTGACATTATCAAAGAAATACTGAAATCTGGTGTGAAAGTGAAAGCTGTAAGGCTTGGAAGCGGCGGAACCAAAGGAACCTATACGCTTAAGGATACCGCAGGAACTCCTGCTGATGTAATCAGGATTGATTGTAAATATCCAGGCTCAAGAGCGCTATCTCTGACACTACGCGATAGTTTGACGGATTCAGAGAAACGTGAATTGCTGATTCTAGAAGGGACAGCTGTTAAGCAAAAAATAGAGTTTGCAAAAGGCGAAAACGAAGTAGATGCACTTGTTGATGCCGTAGCAGAATCAGGGAGCAACTGGATTACAGCAACTAAACTAGCAGCAGGAAATGGCATACTGGCTACATTGACCCAGCAGGCAATCACACCGGGAACTGACCCGAATATTACAAATTCAGATTACAGTAACGCATTCAATGTTCTTGAATCACAGAAATGGAATGTACTGGCTGTTGATACTGATGATACAGAGGTACATATCTTAATGCAGGGATTTATATCAAGAGTGTTCAGTGAAGGTAAGCTGGTAATGGGTGTTGTTGGAGAGCCTACCAGTGTCGCATTTGCAACAAGAAAAACAAATGCAGCAGCACTTAACGATTTCTGCATGATTTATGTGCTAAACGGATTTATTGATTCAACAGGTGCCGTTTACGAAGGATATAAAGCAGCCGCAAGGGTAGCAGGTATGATAGCAGCGGCACCTTCTAACAACAGTCTAACGCACAAAGTAATAAGCGGAGCTGTAGCCTTGAAAGAAACACTAACCAATCCGCAAATAGAGCAGGCTCTCCAGAGCGGAGCGATCGTGTTTACAACCAACAGTAATGGTCAGGTGCAGATTGAATACGGAATAAATACTCTCGTTACCACGAGCGCAAACCAGGATGCAGGATGGAAGAAAATCCGCCGTGTAAAGACCAGGTTTGAGCTTATGGAAAGAATCACTGCCGCTACCGAACAATTAATCGGAAATGTAGACAACGATAATGACGGTAGAGCAACCATAATGGCTGCCGCTCAGGGGATTATCAACAAAATGGCAGCCGAAGGTAAGCTGCTTCCCGGAGGAACCATAGAAGTGGATCCAAATAATCCGCCAGTTGGAGATAGCGCATGGTTTAAGATATCCGTAGACGATCTGGATAGTGCCGAAAAACTGTATTTCACATTTGGATTCAGGTTTGCACCTGAAACAAATTCATAAGGAGGGGTAAGTGATGGCAAAGGAAAAGCTTGATCCCAGGAATATTCTTACCGGGAAAGATGGCGAACTATACGATGACCAGGGCAACTTTCTGGCCATGGTGAATACATTTCAGGCTCAGGTCAATATAATAAACGTTGACTACAGGCCGGCTGGGGAAGCGATAAGTGTAGCCGTATTTGATAGTTATACGGTGACATTGACCTTTACTGAAACTGTGATAAAAGACGCTATCCTGTTGAAGAAACTCGTAGATTCTATAAGGAATAAGAAACAGCTCGAGGCTAACTTCCAAGGAGTCATAAGGGGCCATGATGGCACTGAATCAAGGCAGATATTCAGGGCTTGCGTTCCCGATGGTTCTATAGATCTCGCCAACATTCAACCAGGAGACGTTATAAACAGGGCTTGGAGTTGGAGATGTAATGAGCCGCCTGAACTGCAGTCGCTACTCGGCGGGAATTAACTTAAATAATAAAATTCAAAGGAGGTAAGTGTTTAATGGATGAGATGAACATTAATAATCTTGAAAGTGACGAAATCACAAAGGAAGAAATCTTGCTTTCCGAAGAGGATATATTAAAAGGCATACTGGAGTGTGCGGAGGACAAGACCGCAGACGACAGCTATACCTGGATTGAAGTAAGAAAGCAGGAGATAAACGGGAAAAAGTACCGCAGAGTTGTCAAGTACGATGATACCCCGTTGCCCATTGAAAAGAATGAGAAGATTCTCATCAGATTCAGAGTTAGGGGTCTCGACGAGTCTGAATACCACAAGTGTCGTGATGACGCGACAAGGTATGTAAGAAATAAAAACCTTGGTGGTTTGAAAATGCCAGAGGAAACAAATACCGTAAGGTTCCATGATCTGATGATATACACAGCAACTCACCCAGAGGACAAGAAAACTGTCTGGGACAATAAAGCAGCATGGAAACAACTCGGTATTATAACAGGCGTTGATATGGTCAATAAAGCTCTGCTGGCCGGAGAGAAGGATGCCATTATAGAGATCATCGATAACAAATCTGGCTACGATTCCAGCCTTGAAGAAGTAGTAAAAAAGTAATCGAGGCAGGCGGTCGGGGATATTTGCTGCACCAGATATTTCAGAGAACCGGCCGCACGCCGGATGAAATTATGTACAAACCGCCAGGAATAAAAGCCTTCTGTTTTGCTTCCATGAGGGTGCAGTTGGAACAGGAGGAGAAAGAATATAACCAGCAAAGCAGTTATTAAGGGAGGTGAGCGCTGGTGACCGACGGAGAGATATACAGGATAGAGATACCGGTTGAGGTGCAGGACCAGACTGAGCCAGCACTCGGTCAGGCCCAACAGAAGATAAGCAAATTTGAAGAGCGCATGCAAAAAACCGAAGAGCGAATACAAAGGATGAATAAAACAAGGCTGCAGCTATTAATGAGCGCAATTGACAAGGCATCTGGGGTTATAGATTACATTGGCGCTAAAGCCAGAACGCTCATAAAAAAACCTTGGCAAATGACAGTACATGTAATTGATATGGCCACCAGACCCTTGAGGTCTATTTTTAATTTTGCAACATCGATACAGGGTATTATAACCGGGATAATAGCAGGAGCTGCAGCGCAAAAATTAGTAGCAGGTCCTATGGCGCTTGCGGATTCTCTCGCTCAAGCCGAGGTCGGGTTTGAGACTATGCTCGGCAGCGCAGAGAAGGCTAAAAAGATGATGACAGATATCAAACAATTTGCCATAAAAACACCGTTTGAGACGAATGAAATTATAGACCAGACCCAAAGGATGATGGCAATGGGATGGGCAGCAGAAGATGTTCTACGGGACATGGAACGCATAGGAAACGCTGCAGCAGCTACAGGCAAAGGGGCTCTTGGGATGGACCGCGTAATACTGGCGTTAGGTCAAATCCGAATGAAAGGTAAGCTTTCAGCGGAGGAACTTAACCAGCTGGCGGAAGCAGGAATCAGGGCAAGAGAGTATATCGCTAAAGGGCTTGGCGTTGATATTCCTACGGCCATGAGTATGGCGGAAAAAGGTATGATTGACGCAAATAAAGCCATCGATATGATCCTTAAGGGTATGGATGAATTTGACGGACAAATGGATAAAACAGCCAATAGGACTGTCAAGGGTCTAATTAGCCAGATTAAGGATGCATTCAGCGTTAGCGTTTTTGAAAGATGGGGCAAAGGACTTCAGCGTGGAGCGATTTCAGGGCTTGTAAAATTCAACGATTGGATAAGCAATAACCGAAGCACTCTGGATAAGTGGGGAGAAAGCCTGGAGAAAATCGGAGAAACCATAAGCACTGCAATAGTTAATAAACTGGATAGCTTATCGAGACGTGCAAATGATGTATTTAACAGCGATGCTTTCAAAAATGTAACACGTTTGTCGGACAAAATCAAAATTGCATGGGATAAAATCGTTGCAGAACCATTTCAGGAATGGTGGAATGGACCAGGACAGAAAAAAATTACAGCTATGGCTGAAAGTATAGGTCGTGCTCTTGGTGGAGGTATAGGTGGCTTCATAATGTCCGCGCTGGGAGTTGCTAGCGATCCTAAAAAGTTGGCAAAAGAATCTCCGTTTTTGAGTGCAGGGGCTACTGCAGGAAAGGCATTTCTTGATGCATTTCTCGAAGCATTCGATGCTCAAAAGATAGCGCAAAAGGCTGTTGATGCATTTAAATCACTCATTAAAGATGCTGGAAAATTTATGCCTGGAGGAGAGAAGCCATCATCTACAAGCTGGATATCAGCAGCATTAGTGTCAATCCTTGGGTGGAAACTCGGAGGGAAAACACTTATAACGAAAGGGTTACCCAAAATTGGTAAGTTTTTATTCAAAAATGCCAACAAAGTCGATGATGTGGTGAAAGCGACGAAAGCAGCAGGAGTAGCTGCCGATGCGACACCAACTGCAGCCAAAGCAGTAAAAAGTATTCCGATTTTTGGTGCAAATGGCCAAGTTATTAAGACAGTGGTACAAAATGCGGATGAAGCTGCCAAAGTAGCAGAAGTAGCAGGCACAATAAGCAAATCTACCAAGGGAGTAGGATTATTAGGCAAGCTGGGTAGCGTGAGTAAATATCTTAGCAAAGTAGGGAAAGGCATAAAGGGCATTCCGATAGTAGGAACAGCCCTTGGTCTTTTAGGAAGTGGAGTTACCGTAGCGACTGCATCACCTGAGAACCGAGGAAGAGAGGTAGCTGGAGAAGCTGGTAGTTGGATCGGATCTTTGGGAGCAGGAGCAGCAGCAGGCGCCTTGGTTGGTACTCTTGGAGGAGGTCCAATAGGAACAGCAATAGGAGCAGCAGTAGGTGGCATTGGTGGAGCTATTGGAGGAGAGGCATTCACTGAATGGCTATATGACCAAAAAGACGCAATAGCGCAATGGGGAAGCGATGTCGGTAAATGGTTCGGAGATACGTGGTCAGGAATAAAACAAGGAGCTAGCGATGCCGGTCAATGGATAGGATCTAGGTTCAATGACGCAAAATCTTGGGTTCAGGATAAATGGAGTAGCGTAAGTACATGGTTCAGTGACAATGTTGGAACTCCAATAAAGAATGGTTTTATAAATGCTACAAACTTTACTGTCGGGCTTTTTGACATGGCAAGGGAAGGAATATCCAATGCCATGTCTCCTATTGTCGGTTGGCTGGATACTAATGTATGGCAGCCAATTAAAGGAGCTACGCAAGATGTCGCAAACTGGATAGGTCAAAAATGGGATGAAGCCAAGACATGGGCACAGAATACCTGGTCAACAGTCGCAGGATGGTTCGATGAAAACGTCTGGACCCCTGCTAAAAACGCAGCAGCTGCAGCTGGCAGCTGGATAGGACAAAAACTTGACGAAGCTAAACTGTGGGCACAGAATGCATGGTCAAGCGTTACAGGCTGGTTTGATGAGAATGTATGGGTTCCAGTTAAAAGTGCAGCAGAAAGCGTAGGAAATTGGATAGGCGAGAAATGGAACAATGCCAAGACATGGGTGCAGGAGGCATGGGGTACAGCAAGCTCTTGGCTGGATGAGAATGTGTGGTCACCTGTTAAGGATGGAGCTAAAGCTGCAGCAGATTGGATAAGCGATAAATTCAGCAAAGCAAAGTCCTGGGTTCAGGAAAAGTGGAGTGGCTTCACAGGATGGTTCAAACAAAATATTGCACAACCAGTCAGCGATTTTGTAAGCAGTGCAACTGAAAGAGGCTCCAAAATTACTGGCCTTAAAGCACATGCTGCCGGGGGAATAATGACTACTCCACATGTCGGCCTTGTTGCTGAAGCAGGACCGGAGGCAATTATACCACTTAGTCCAAGCAGGAGAAGCAGAGGATTGACTCTTTGGCAGAAGGTAGGAGAAATACTTGGAGCAAGACCATATGCCGAAGGAGGAATTCTCGGTCAGATTAACTCGGCAATAGCAGGAAGAATATCAAAAGATGAAACTGAAAGTGATAAGACATTCACACCACGACCGGCAGGAGTGCATGCAACTAAAGCAAAATCCCATATATTAATATCTGTCCAGTCAACACCTGCACCTGTATTTAGAATCGAAACTGCCCAGGATGGAAAGAGTGTGATAGAGGTTATCCGCTCTAATATTCAGACCATAACTGACGAATTAAGCGACGAAATGGCAGAAAAACTTATTCGCATATTCCAAAACATGCCGGAAGTGGAGGGAGTATAAATGGATTTCTATCTTACAGAAATTGAACATAATGAGCGAATACACTTCCCTATGAACCCGGAAACCGTGTCGTTGTCAACCGGAGCCAATATGCAAAGCTATGAAATAATGCAGCTAGGCGAAATCCGAATACCAGCAGGGAACCGACTTGAGCAAATATCGTGGGAAGGAAAGCTACCGGGGAAAGGCAGAAGTGAAATGTCATTTGTAAAGTCTTGGCGCGATCCGTCGGAAATTTATTCTTTACTTAAAAAATACAAGGAGACCGGCGTTAAGCTGCGTCTCCTTATCACAGAAACACCTATAAATATCGATGTTTATATCGAAGAGATTAAGCTGACTTTTGGAAGCGCCATGGGGGATTACAATTACCAGATATCTTTGGTTGAGGCAAAAGACTTAAAAATATATACAGTCGATGAATTAAGCATCAGTAACAACAATAAGAGAAATACCGGTACAAAACCAAGACCGGAACCCCCACCGCAGAAGACTTATATTGTTAAACCCGGAGATAGCTTATGGAAGATAGCGCAAAAAACCCTTGGAAATGGAAATCGGTACATGGAAATATTCAATGCAAGCAAACCGCCTCTCGGCAGTAACCCCAGCCTAATATACCCGGGCCAGGTTTTAACGATTCCGGTGTGAGGTGGGCAGTATGATTGATGTAAAGAAAATCAAATATGATGCAATTCTATTAACTGCCGAAGGAAGAAAACTGCGCATTACAGAATTGCTACAGAGCTTGACGTGGGAAGAAAACCAGAGCGAACTAGCTCAAAGAGCATCTATGGTATTCAGGAACATACCATATGCAGGAACATATCTTTGTGGCTTGGCTAAACTCGGTGCACAGCTTTATATATTTTCTGATTGGGGAGCAGGGATGCAGGAAGTATTTAGAGGGACTATTTGGGACTGGGATTATAAAAGCTCAGCCAAAAAAGATCTCACGTTAATCGTTTATGATAACCTGGTGTACATGCAAAAATCAAAGGACAACAAACTATACAGTGCTGGGACCAGCAGCAAAACTATTATTCTTGACATATTTGAGACGTGGGGTATACCAATTAACACATACCAGGGCCCGGATGTCGCTCTTGGCAAAAAGGTGTTCAGAAACCGATATATAAGCGACATGATATTTGAAACTTTGGATGATGCGAAGAAGAGAGGTGCTGGGAGGTTTGTAGTAAGAGGTGTTAAAGGCAATGTTCAAATTCTTCCCAGAGGCAGCAACCAGAGCGTATATCACTTTGGAGCAGACAGCAACACGATAATGACCGGAGATAAGCTTTCCATGGATGACCTGATAACAAGAGTAAAGATTATAGGTAAAGAGGATAGCGAAGGGCGGGCACCTGTAGAAGCCGTTCTGGACGGCAAAACAGAATTCGGAATACTGCAGGAGATATATCATAGGGACCAAGAGGATAGCCTGGCAGCAGCTAAACAGGCAGCTCAGGAAATCTTGAATGAAAGAGGAACTCCGAAAAGAACCACAAGTCTTCAGGCCCCTGATCTTCCTTTTATCCGTAAAGGCGATAAGATACATGTGGCTGCTGGCAATTTAACTGGCTATTTCTATATAGCGGGTGTGCAGCACGATGCTACAAATGGGAAAATGCTTATGGAGGTTGAGGCTGCATGAGTGGAAATAAAGGAGCAAACAAGCTGGCTAGGGTTATACAAGAAAGAATAATAAAGCTTAGTCAACAGCCTGAAACATTGGAACTGGGAACCATACAAAATGATTATAGCCTTTTGACAGACCATTTCCCTGTACCAATACCAAAAGGCGAATATCTTATCTGCAGAAGTCTCTCCCATGATCCAAATCAACCTTTGACTACCACGAAGGAGGGGCAAGGAAATCACCCTCATGGGCCCAGCGGGGAGCACTCACAGTATAGCGGAAGCGGTCAGCATAGTCACCCGGATACCGAAGGCACACATGTGCATGATATTGTTTTACCAGAGTCAATGCACCCATTGAAACCGGGAGACCGGGTTCTTGTAGCTTGGATAGGAGCGGAGCCAGTTATTATCGACATAGTGCTTTCAAGTTAGGAGGGATAATAAATGGCAGAAAATAACCTTTTTCCTGCCTTTAATGTACCAGCAATGCTTACAGATGAACCGGAACAAAACATTGTGAAGTATAAAAAAAGCTGGTTTTTTGATTATGAAACTGGAGATTTTGTGAAAGACGGCGGAAACAGAGTCAAGGAATGCGACGGATGGACAGCGTGGACACAGTGGTGCATGAAAACCGTCCGGACTATACGTTATGCATGTCTTGCTTATGACGGGGACATGGGTATCGAAGACGAAGATGTGCGCAGGCAGCCCACAAGAAAAGCAGCAGAGTCGGCGTTTGAAAGAACCATAACTGAAGCTTTGCTTGCGGACCCGAGAACTGAATCGGTGCGGAATTTTAGCTTTGATTGGAAAGGCGACATTCTACATGCGTCCTTTGATGTTTTCCCAAGAATAGGGGCTTCAGTTACACTCCAGGCAGAAATAAAAGTTTAAGGAAGGGGGGCCGATATGAGCATTATTCCATATACTCCTCCAGATTTTTTAAAAAATCAAAGCACAGAAGAAATATACGAGCGCATGGCTCAAAACGCTTCTGACATAGATACATCGCAAGGGTCAATGTTCTGGGATGTCTGCATGCCTGTAGCTGTCGAAAAAGCAGAGATGGTTAACTTTATACTCAATGAGACAATTAAGGTGTGTTTTCCGCAATGGAGTTACGGGATATACCTTGAAAATCATGCGCAAATGGTAGGAATTGAAGGTAAGAAACCACCTGTAAAGGCGACTGGTACGTTAAGAATTACAGGCATACCTGGAACTGTTATAAACCAGGGATTCTTGTTTGCAACACCTGCAGCAGGAGGGACTGCTTCTATAGAATTTGCAACCAAGAATGCAGCTGTTATACCAGAGAACGGAATATTAGAAAACTTGGAAATCGAAGCTGTTAACGGAGGGATTCAAGGCAACGTCGCAGCAAATACGATCACTATGATGGTTCAACCGATAAAAGGGATAATATCAATAACAAACCCAGCTCCGACTTCCGGCGGAACCGAAGAAGAAAGCGAGGACGATTTGAGACAGCGTATACTCGAAGCAAGCACAACTACACCATTGTCCGGGTCGATAAGCGATTATATTATATGGGGCAAAAAAGTGGCAGGCGTAGGTGAGGTATTTGTCGTTCCAGAATGGAACGGTCCTGGAACTGTAAAGCTCATTGTTATTGATTCAAACGGGCAACCTGCTAATCAAATGCTTATTAATGCAGTGCGGGATTATATAGAGCCATTAAGACCAATAGGAGCAATAGTAACTGTTACAGCACCTGTGTCAAGAATAATAGACTATTCACTGCATTTGATTTTAACTTCAGAAGCAGATCTCGAAGAAGTTATAGAAAAAATCAAGGCAGGATTACAGGATTACTATAAAGAGGTTGGGGTAGGAGGCACAATTAAATACAACAGAGTTGCAGCCATTATTGCCAATACTCAGGGAGTAAGCGACTTTTCAAGCCTTACAATTAACGGTCAAACTTCAAATATAGACTTGGAAAGTGATGAATATCCTGCAACTGGGACGGTGACTAATACATGAACATATTAACCAGCGAGAGCGGCAAAAGAATGATAACCTACATTGCTCCAATATATGAACAGTCTGCAGTAATGCAGACTATTTTTGAATGCACGGGGAAAGAAGTAGATGATCTTCAAGCGTGGTGCGAAGATATAAAAATGCAGTTGTTTCCTCAGACGGCCACATGGGGGCTATCGATTTGGGAGCAAAGACTCGGGATTGTGACAAGCGCAAACACTCCCATTGAAGCGAGACGCCAGGCAATTATGAGTAAGCTCACAATCAGAACTCCGATGACGCCTGCCAGAATGAAATATATTGTTGAAAGTATAACTGGTGTGAGCGCAATTATAGAGGAAAACGTTGCGCCATACACATTCTGGATTTACCTATTATCCTTGGGCAATAGAAACATCGACATAGATAGGCTCATTGAAGCAGTCAAAAATGCAAAGCCTGCCCATTTATCCTTTGGATACACGATAGAAGCAAGAACCGGAATAAAGATTGGCATAGGTATAGAATACTTCAAGTTTGTATACAGAATGGTGGGCACTGCAAGCGCAGGTACAATACCTGATATCTCTACAATAGGTATTGCTGAAGATGCAACTTTCCAGATTGATGCAGAAAGTAATGCCTATAAGTTTAATTACAGTATGGTCGGAACCAAACCAGATGAGTCTACCGAAGGCTCTGTATCCAACGGCATCCTGAATGCGGATGCTGAAATGCAGAGCTTTAAATTTACGTATGTGCCATGCGGCACAAAAAAGTGCGGACATTGATATGGGAGGGGAGGTGCTCTAATTGCTCACATCAAGTGCGATTTCTAAATTCAAGCAGTACATTCAAAAAACTGTCGCTTATGCCCGATACCGGGTAGGTACCACATATTATCAAATCCCTATCTTAAGGACCGAGGTATTGGCCGACGGAAGGGTAGCAATATATTTGCTCATAGACCATAGCGTACCAGGCCAAATCACTATCAACCAGATACAGCTATTTGATGTTGATAATGACCTTTGGCTGGAAAAGCCAGAAAGCATAACCAGAAAAGATACCCAAGAAGGTGTGCTTATACGCATTACATTTACAATACAGGAGGTGTAAAACTTGAAACCTTATAATAGGACGCAATGGAATGACCATGTTGTTGAGAAGCCGGACACTTACACAATAGTAAATAACCCTGATGGCACAGTGCGGCTTGTAGAAGCACCTGGAGAAGTAATACAACAAGGCACACCCATGTCGGCAACCAATTTCAACAACATGGAAGAGGGCATTTTTGCTGCTGATGCCGGACTATCAGTTGTTGTGCAGCAGCTACTTCAACATAAGAGAATACTGGCAGACTTCGAGGGGGAGATTGGACAAATAACCCTGACTAACAGCCAGTCGTATCCATTCAACAATTCAGTACAGACTATAGCGCTTTTGAAGGCAAGAGACACCTTGAATTACAGAGTGGATACTGAAGTTGTAAGTAGCAATGGACTGGTTGGTGATATCGAGGTTTATGACAAGCAGCTTAACGGTTTTAAATTGAGATTCACCGGAAGTGCTACATCGGTAACGATAAAATATATTGTCCAGGGAGGTATGTATCAATGATAGTCATTGAAAAAAATATAGGACCTAAGATTAACTATACATTAGAAAAAACAAAACTTACCTTAAACAATGAAATGATGCTGGACCTGAGCAAATACGAGAGGGAATTTGACGTTCACATCGATATTTGCTATAACCAGTTTGGAATGCTCGTAACGGGACTTGGTGAGAGATATGTCGCACAGATTGACATTCCAGCCAGAGAATACACATACGAGCAAAACGGGACGGATGAAGAAGGCAATCCTAAGTGCGAGAAAGTCCCTGTACCATTCGATATGGATAAAGTCACATTAACACTTTGGAGTTTGGAGGGATAAGCACATGCCGAATTTTGACGATTTGAAATTATCAGTAGAAGCGCTTTCCGGGGGCAAAAATACTGTTCTGTTTGATGATATGGGGATGCCCTCAATTATGGTTAAGATACCGAAATTCAAGATTTCTGACGTGATTACTGGAGGACCCGACACCACTCACCCGGCTTTCATTGTAAATGGCGTAGAAAAAGACGCCATCTATATCAGTAAGTATCAGAACATTGTAATGAACGGTAGGGCATATAGCCTGCCGCATAAGGACCCGGCAACCTATGTGAACTTTGACCAGGTAAAACAATATTGCGAAGCAAAGGGCGCTGGATGGCATTTAATGACCAATGCCGAGTGGGCGGCGATTGCTCTCTGGTGCAAGAAGAATGGTTTCATGCCCAGGGGCAATAACTATGCAGGAGCAGACCATAGCGCATTGCACGAGACAGGGGTAAAGACCTACGACTGGATACAAACTTCCAATTGGAACAATAGGGCCTATAAACAAGAGGGAAGTAACTACTATCACATAGGTAGAGTTGCGACTGGTTCAGGACCTGCTTCTTGGGCACACGATAATACAAATAATGGGATTTTTGACCTGAATGGTAATGTATGGGAATGGGTTGGAGGCATGAGACTGAAAGACGGTGAAATCCAGATTATCCCTAACAATGACGCTGCCCAGGCAATTAACCAGAGTGATACGAGCACACTTTGGAAAGCTATTCTTCAAGATGGAAGCCTTGTAGACCCTGGTACTGCCAACACATTAAAATACGATGCTGAATCAGCAACACCAAGTGGCGTAAGAATTAATACAACTGTACAATATCAAACTAGCGATGCAAATTCTGTTAGCAAGACTTTTGAAACTGTAGCTGCAGCAGGTGGGGTAACCGTTCCAACACTTTTAAAAGCTTTAGGGCTTGCACCTGTTGATGCTTCACATGGCGGAGACACTCTTTATTTAAGAAACAATGGAGAAAGGCTCCCGCTTCGTGGCGGCGACTGGCCCTACGGCTCCGGCGCCGGGGTGTTTGCCCTGCTCTTGTACGGCGCTCGGTCGGCCTCGAGTGCTAACATCGGGTTCCGCTCCGCTTACGTTGCGTAATCTGAAATCTGAATACCTGAAAATCTGACATGGGCGGACGGTAGTCCGCCCATAATCTTTTTACGAAAGAGGGTTATAATGGAGGATTTAAAGATTCTGCAAAAGGTATATGACATGATTCTGTACGGCAACCAGTGCTTATCTCAATTTCCAAGGTCGGAACGGTATGCGCTGGCTGCAGACATAAAACAGTCGATGTATAGGCTTCTTCGCCTGATAATAGAGGCAAACAAGCGGTACTACAAAAAGACTACTCTCCAGGAAATTGATGTAGAACTTGATATATTGAGGACTTATATACGACTGGCAGCAGACCCGAACACGAAATACCTTCCATTAAGGAAATATGAAAATTGGAGTAAAATGCTGAACGAAATCGGCAAAATGCTCGGTGGTTGGATGAGGGCATTTAAGTAAGAATCATGGGGGATGAGTCGCATCAGCTCCCGATTCGTGGCGGCAACTGGAACAACGGCTCCAGCGCCGGGGTGTTTGCCCTGAACTTGAACAACGCTCGGTCGAACTCGAGTGATAACATCGGGTTCCGCTGCGCTCTACTCTCATTGTCAGAAGCCAT